TACTTCAACGCACTCCATCAGGAGGCTGGGAAGTTGTTACGCCTACTGGTATGCCTACTGCACCTACGACTGGCGCAAATGCTGTGAATGACTTGATTGCTGGCAAGGCCATCCATCCAACAATTCTTCCTTACGCCAATCAAATTGCAAAGAATTTTGCATCTCTTGACCCTGAAGATCAAGATAAGGCAATTGAAAAACTCACGACATTGAACAACACTGCGATGAATCGTGACGATCAAAAAACGTCAAGAGATATGTTCCAGCAATCAACATTAGCGACTCAAGATTTGAGTAGACAGTTGATGAAGTTGCAAATTAACAAAGCTCAAGAAGCGGCTCTCAAGGCGGCAGATGGCAAGGAAATCAAACTCCCTGACGCTACCAAGTTGGCTAATCAAGCTGGTAATGTTGATAAGTTGAGTGATTTGACAACAACATTCAAGCCTGAATTTGCTGGGTATCCGACCAATGCACTTGGTGAGGCTGACATCTGGAGGGCTAGCAAGTCCAATGATCCGAAAGATGTTGAGTTATATCAATGGTGGCAGGGTTATCAAGATCACGTCAACAAGGTTCGTAATGAGTTGTTCGGTGCGGCTTTGACTGCTCCTGAAAAGGCTGAGTTTGAAAAAGCTATGGTCACAAAGGGTATGAATTCATCACAGGCAAAAGCCAACTTGAATAGACAGGCTGAAATTGCATTGAAAGCCTATAACAAACTTGATAACGTCCTACGTGTTCAAGGTTATAGCAGGTCTGCTTTGGATATTTTGAAGCCAACTGGCATCTTGCCACCATTGGAAAACTTCATTATTCAAACACCAAACACTAATCCATCTAACGTAACTGGCGGTAGGAGATAAATCATGGCTGTGATAGATCGTGAAGCCGCTAAAGCGGCAGGATATACAGATGCTCAAATTGATGCGTTTGAGCGTCAACGTGGTTTAACTGCTAGTCAAGAGTCACAAAGCAACAAGCCTTTAACGGCTGGTCAAGTTGCAACTGGTGCTGTGATAAACTTTCCATCTTCATTAGGCAAGATGGCAAGTGATGTTTACACAGCAGTCACAAACCCAGTAGAGACAATTACTGGTGTTTTGGATATTGGTGCTGGTACTTTGCAAAACTTGTTACCAGATCAGATTGTTAACTTTGTTGGCAAAGATCAAGCCTCGATTGATAAAGCCAATATGGTCAAGCAGTTCTACAAAGACCGTTATGGAAGCATTGAAGGTGCAAAGACAGCCTTGGCAACCGACCCTGCTGGTGTTCTGTCTGATATGTCATTGTTCTTAACTGGTGGTGCTTCACTTGCCTCTAAAACTGGCACTGTTGGTAAGGTGCTTACTAAAGGTGCTGAAGTCACCAATCCATTGAACATTGCAACTGCACCACTGGTTTTTGGTGCAAAACAATTAGCCCCAGTTTTAGGTACTACTACTGGTGCTGGCTCTTTGGCTGTTCAAGAAGCATTCAAGGCTGGCAAAGAAGGCGGTGAAAAGGCTAAGGCATTTACTGAAAACTTGCGTGGTACTGCCGACCAACTTCAAGTACTTGAGGACACAAAAGCAAACTTGAATGCCATGATTCAAGAGCAACAGCAAAAATATCGTTCTGGGATGGTTAACATTAAAAACGATAAGTCTATTTTAGACTTTACTGACATTGACAGTGCATTGCAAAAAGCAAATGATCGTATTTACTTTAAAGGAGTGGCAAGAAGTGAGGATGCCGCTGGATACCTTGCAAAAACAAAGGGAATTGTTGATGATTGGAAAGCAAAAAATCCATCAGAATTTCATACGCCTGAAGCATTAGATGCTTTAAAGCAAAAAATCTATGATGATGTTTTATCTAATATCCCAATAAATCAAAAAAGTTCAACTGGAATCATCGGAGACATTTACAACTCTGTAAAGTCAACTATCCAAAAACAAGCACCTACTTATGCTGACACAATGAAGCAATATGCTGATACAGCAGAGCAAGTTCGTGAGATTGAACGTGCATTGTCTCAGGGTAAGAAGTCAAATGCTGATACGGGATTACGTAAATTGCAGACTGTATTGCGTGACAACGCAAGTACAAACTATGGTCAACGAGTTAATTTAATCAATCAACTTGAGGCTACATCACCTCAATTCGGTGGTGGTATACCAATCAAACCAGCATTGGCTGGTCAGGCTTTAAGCAAAGTCACTCCTAGAGGTATTACAGCAGTTGGGACGGTTCCAGCCGCTGTAGGTGTGGGTTCTTTGTTTTCTTCAGCACCTCTGAGTGCCGCATACTTAGCCGCATCATCACCTAGATTAGTTGGTGAGGCTTCATACTTGGCTGGTCAAGGTGCTGGACAACTTGGGAAAGTCACTGGATTGTTCCCTGAACTTGATTACCCATTGATGTTCAATCTTTTGTCAAAGTCACAGACTCAATAACAGGAGACTGAAATTGACCCTATCACGATATGCCTCATGGCGGCTGGTCTACTCAAAAACATCCAGCAGGGTGTTGAGCAGTTTAAGCAGGCCAAAGAATACATTATTGAAGTTAGGAAGACAGCTAACGATGTGGTATCAATCGGGAAGGAATCTCTTGGCTTCTGGGGTTTACTGGTTAAGTTCTTTAGCGGTAGCCCCAAGCCTCAAGTTGCAAAGCCTGTTGCAAAAGCTAAAAAACCTGAGTTTGTCGCTGTTCAAGAAACTCAAATCAAAGCAGACATCGTAAAAAACCTGACAGAGTTCTTCAAATTGCAGTCGATGCTTGAGGAACACATAAGGGAATCGGAGGAACGTGCAAGGACAGTGGTATTTTCTGATGATGTGAACTTGATGGAAGAAGCCCTGAACAGGGTGTTGGCACAGCAGGAGATGGATAAGTTGGTTATTCAAATTCGTGAATGCCTCGTTTACGATGCCCCCGAAGAGATGGGTGCTCTTTATAGTTCCGTCTATCAGATGAGAGACACTATTGCGGCAGAACAAGAGAAGGCCAGAAAGAAACGAGATGCTGAATCATGGCTACGCAAGGAAAAAGAAAGACTCCTGCAAGAAAAACAAACCTATCTAATAGTGACTATCCTATTCCTCCTGTATATATGGATGCTAATAGGGTTCGTAGCCAAGATTGGGAAAGCGTGATGGGATGGATTGCCGCTTGTGTACTTGTAGTATTACTGTTACCTGTCATGGGTATGCTGTTACTTGAGACACTTGAGGCAAAGCATGATGCAAAGAGAGCCTTGCAGAAGTTAGAGAAGATTGAACAACGCATTGAAAGGAAACAGCGTGACAAAGACCGCAAAGAGCCTAATTCTTTTACTGACAATCCTGTGTTTGACAGGGTGCGAAGACCGTTTTAGGTATCCATGCCAAGACCCTAAGAATTGGGAGACTCCTGATTGCAAACCACCAATCTGTACCGCTACAGGTACTTGCCCAGAAATGTTAGTTAAACCAGAGGAGAAAAAGTAATGGCAACCATTGGATATAAACCCAGCAATAGGCTTACCGCTGATGAGATTGAGGTAAGAGTATGGGCTTTCGTGATCGTGGTCTTGGTGACCATTCTGTTGGCTTCTATGGCTATGTTCTTGTACTCTGTTTCATTCGTGACACAGCCCATGAACGGTGCTATGGCGGCAATTGACAAGGTTTACACCCAACAGATCAGCACCATAATGGTGTTCATCACTGGTGTTCTGGGTGGTGTGGCTGGTCGTTCTGGTGTCAAGGCGATTGCCAATGCAACTGCAAAGGCTGAAGCCACTGACAATGACGAGCCACCAGCACCATGAGTTTGTTCAATCCTTGGGTCTTGCTAGGTATTGTGATGGCGGTGCTATCGTCTTTTGGCGGTGGCTACTACAAGGGCAAGACTGATGAGGTGACTCGTCAACAGCTTGAGATTGCCGCCTTGAATGCCCAAGCAAGACAGAAAGAACAGGCACTTGTAGCCACCATACAAACTCAAGCCAACAAACTCACAAAGGCCAACAATGAAGCCAAACTTCTATTACAAAAGCGTAATGCTGACATTGACTCTGGTGCTCTCAAGTTGCGGCTTCCTGTCAAAGCCACCAACTGCACCGTATCAACCCCCGACAATCCCACCGCTACCAGCGGAGATAGCGTTCAAGCAACAGCCGAACTTGACAGAGAGGTTGCTAAATCTCTTGTCGCCATCACAGACCAAGGAGATGCCAACACCAGACAACTCAACGCCTGTATTGATGCCTACAA